TTGTCATAGCACCAGTAATAGTGTCTTTAATGTTCTTTATATATTAATTATACCACATTTAGTACCAAAGTTTAAGTGTCAATTTGCTTTTAAAATCATTAATAAATATCTGCTTTATATTAGCAAAACTTTCTCGATATTCCTTCAACATTTTGGAATATGTGATATCACTGAATCCACTGATTGTTTCAGTACCATTTGTGTTATTTGTGAAGGTTGTAGCACTTTTACTATTGCTCGTCCCTTCATTTGAATCTTTAGTAGCATTTGTTAAATAGTCCCCATTTTCAAGCCCTTCTATGCTGCCTTGTGGTGTATCACTAAACATATTCCAACCGATAGAAGAACTGTTGGCTTCATTGTTTCCCACGTTCAAACTTTTTTCATTTCCCTGCGTGACACGTGTAAGATTATAGTTTACGAATGGGTCAATGATAGAATCTAAAGACTTGAACATTTTAGAATAATAATCCATATTTGTTTTCATCCATACCTTTAACTTTAAGTGCCATAAACCATAGGTTTCATAGTTGATTTCATCCATGAGAATTGATTCTAGAATCCATCTTTCAAAATTAGCCTTTTGTGAAGGGTCATAGAATGGATAATCAAAGTCAAATATTTTATTTCGTGCTATTTCAATCGCTTTGTCAAGTGAAGATAAACCAACGCTTTCAGTTCTACCACTTAGTGATTCTATAATAGTTTTTACTTGAATAGTATACTTAGCCATTCTATTTGCCTCCTTCAATTGGTTGATTTAAAATTCCAGTTGTATCAAGTTGTTGAGCCTGAGACAAGATATTTTCGTTGACTTCAACTGTAATGTTTAATCCTTTCATTTTATTGTATTCTTCTAAAGCATTTCTACGTGACTGTAATTTGTTGACTAGAATATTGTTCGTATCACCTAGACTGTTTAGTGCTTCAGCTTGTACAAGTCTTTCTTTCTTTCCAATATTCATGTTACGAATTCCAATCTCTGTCAATGCTTCATGCCACAATTCTTTTTTCATTCCTTGAATCTTATCAGCAATGAATGGGGCATCTGTCTTTAATACAGTAAATTCTTTTAAATCCAGTGATTTTGTACCAAAGACAATAGGCACGTTTCCATCATATTGAGAATAGATATTTAACCATGTCTGCCTATCTTCTTCGTTCGTAAGAATCGCTAAAGGGGTCTTTTGAGTATTCATGTTTACATTAATAACATTGTCCCATTCCCATAATATTTGCGCATAATAATTGATTGTATCAATCGTAGGCATATGTGATAATTTATCCCACATGATAACAGAATCTTTGTTTGTTAAGTTTCTATTGTAACCACCATAGGCCCATGCGTGTCTTTTATTTGGAATACCATAGATATTTAACGAACCATTGTAATTCCACATGGTAGCGATATGACCACTGTCTGATTCATCCACTTTAAAGTCTGGGTCTTCGCTTAATAATACCGAGCCTTGAGCAATCATAACAAGTTCCATAAATCTTGGGTCAATCGTTTCTGGCAAGTTGTTGTATTTGAATAAGGCCAGTGTCAAATCTAACAGTTGAACCCAGTATTTATTATAGGTCCATTTATTTAAGCCAAGACTTGAAAAGAAGTTTCTATTGTGGATATTTGGCATATTCCATGTGTTCTGTAATTTATATTTATTCTTCTTTCCCATGTGATTTCCTCACTTTCTATACCATTATTATACCATAAATAGACTAAAAGTGATACGCATAATACGTACCACTTTTAGACTGAAATGAATAATAGGAAGACTTCTAACATATTACTATGCCCATAATTATTGTATCACTCTTGTACCCTATTGTCTAGACTATAATTACCAATCGAATCAAGATTTTTCCAGAATGTGATACCATTATCATGAATTGAATTTATTTGCTGCACCAACTGGGCTGGCAGGCTGGCTTTCACATCACATCCAACTGTCTTAATATAGTTCCAGTGTGGTCTATTTTTAATAACTGGCATAGATAGTGTGTGTAATGCGTACCCATATTTTTCAAAATAATCATCAATTATTCTTAAATTGCTTGGCTTAGCACAAATACATTGGACATGAACTGTATTTTCATTATTAGCACTCATCCATGAAGTGTTAACATTTCCTACAGCACGCTGTCCTTTAACGGACATATCTCTATCTTGAGCTATCATACTGAAAGCTTTATTAAGATTTCCTAAAGCATTATTCCCCATTGATATAGCATTGGTAGCTTCACTCTGAGCTAGTAATGCTCCACCTTCTGCACCTGCTAGTAGAGCACCACCACCAGCACCGCCTAGAGCCAAAGAACCTGCGATACCCATACCAATTTGACCAGCAACACTTAACGCTTGAATTGTTCTTGTGTTTGCCGTTTGAGCAAGCCAAGCTTTATAAGTGTCAATAGTGAATGCGCACTTAGGGAAGTTATTAATACTTATACCTTCCTCCTTATTATTTATTAATCCATTATAGTGCACTGGGTACACATAACCTTCTGGATTTGGTGTTCTTGTCATACTGATGTCAAATCGACATTTATCATTTTTAAAATCTTCGTATCTCAATTCTGTTGAGTTTCCACTAAAAGTAGTTAGTTTCATATAGCAATATGGATAAGTATACACTTTTTTATTTTTTGGGATATATCCCCTTAGTGACCCATCATCATGATTTTGTGGCTTATCAAATTCAACTTGAACGTGTTCACAATCGCCATGTACTCTATGTATACCAGTTGGGTCTCCACCAGTAGCAAAAAAGCGGGGTAACATATATGTATCAATGATAGTGTCGTCTGGGTTGCTTCCAGTGGCTTTTACAAAAAAGTCTTGATATTCTGCCAATGTACCAAAGGCATAAATACTGCCAGCAACGTTTGTCTTATCAATTTGTGAAGTAACAAAACTGTCTTGTTCTTCACCAGTAGGCTTTAAAGTACAACATACAGTACCAACTAAATCAGTAAATTGAGTTATATCGTTTTGATAATTAACAATATATTCTCCAGTATCTAATTTTTCATCAACAATGTTTGACCCTATTTTAGTGTCTTTTGTATGGGTACGCTCAATAAAACATTTTTCATACGTAAAATCAAAATAATAAGTCTGCATAACGTCTAGAATGAATGAAACTTCCCATGTAACATTGTTCACCCATGTTACATCTGTCACGAAAGCATAGAACCATTTATTTTCATAATTAGTATTCTTAAACATCATATATGTAGCTTGTTGCATAAGCAAGCCTTGGGTTGATTCTAATCTAATTGTACCTTGTTGCTTATTCTTACCAACATAAGTACATCTATCCCATTGTCCTAATTTATGAGCGTACATATCATTATATTGAGCCGTAGCATTATCATAATCTACAGTATTTTCATAGGTTGGGGTTAGTGAAATATTCTTTAAAAGTACAACTGTACTATTTGGAATAACATAAGCCATATATTTACCTCCTTAAAATAAAAGGTGGGACCACCCACCTTTCTATATACTACTCCACTGTAATAGTCGCTCCATTAGATACGTTTGGGGTTCCTTTTGAAATGGCCATAACAGTATATGCACCAGCCGCAGCGTTATTACCAATAGTAACAACACCAGTCTTTTCATTGATTGTTACAATATCTCCAGGACCACCCGAAGCGTTAGTACCAATAGTAACAGCACCAGTCTTTTCATTGTTTGTTGCATTATTTACAGGACCAGATATTGTCCAGCGCACGGATTTGTCAGCAAATTCAGAAGCCTTAACAGTCGCTTTCATAGTCAAGCTTGAACCTTTTGGCATTGTCGCACTTTTTGGTGCAACTTTAACTTCCTTCACTGTGGGTTCTGTTTCTACGTACATAATTGCATTTGCAAAGTAACCACTTGCGTATACTTTCCATACGTGCAAAAAGTTGTTCTCATATAAACCTTGTTGGTTTCGTCTCATATCGAAGTACTGCTCTACATCGAACACCATGAAGAAGTCTTTATCCACTGTAACTAATGGTACTGTCTCCAATTTTTTCAACTCATCATCCGTTGGTCTAATGTAACTTGGTTCATCAGCAAAGATAATATCCAATCTAGCCAATTCATCTTCTGTGAATGAGAAGTCATCCAATACGATATAACGGCCACTGAATTGAACATAATCTTCATTAAATGCTTTTGCTAATACTTCAACTCCAGACTGAGCATCAAAAGCACTCGTTACAAAAACATACTGGTCATTCTTCAATGCGTAGTTCAATACACCTGCACTGTTATATTTACGACTGGGTGTCATCAACAAGTTAGAAACTGTCTTGACCGCCGTAATTAACTGTTCATTTGTAGCATGTTCTGGAATGATTTGTTTATACACTGTACCATTTAGTAAACGTTGCACTAAAATGTATTTCATTGCCAAACGTTCATCATATTCCATAGCCGTGTACATTGCATCAATGATACCAGTAATTAAATTTACTACACCAGTACTTGAAGTGAATGCTTGTCGTAAAGTCACTTGCTCAATAGTCTGTTTATAGAAAATATGCGAGTTGATACGATACAACATCGCTTCCACACCTGGTTTCACACGTTTCTCAACTTGGGCTTCTGCCTGTTCTGGGTTGTAATTGAATGGTTCACAAATGTTGATAAAGATATCTTCAATCACTTCACCATATTCCAAACGACCACGCTTCAAGTTAGCCCATGGATTTTGGTATGACTTAGAAGAAATAATTACTAATCCAATTCTATTCAATAATTCATTTAGGAATGCGTTTTGCCAACCTACGTTTGACATAATCGCTTGACCAAAAGCACGAATGCTCATTAATGAGTCGTTACTTGTAGCCACTACTCCATCAGCCATTTCATCACCAGCACTTAAAACGTGTGGTGTTCCACCTTCAAAATCACCACCAAGGCTTTCACGAATGGTATTCAGAATATCTGGTGTTTTAGCATTCAGCTCTGCTTTAGTTGGTTTTTCTGCCATAATTATCTCCTTTCCTACCAATATAATGTTGGTAATCTTTTACATATCTATTATATCATATTTTTACTCAGTTTTAAATAAATCAGCATAAGATAATTTCTTATCTTCCTCTTCTCCTTCTTCTTTTTGCTCATCATGGATATCTTGAACTGAAGGTTTATTACCCACACCACCCAAGAATCGCTCACGATATTTCTGTTTGAATTCTTTTAGGTCCGTTTGAGCTTGTGTTAATGCCTGCTTTGTCGTTTCCAACTCCTCGTTATTAGAAGTTTCCATTGAATCTGAAATATCTTCTAACAATGAAATTTGTTCATCGGTAGCATCTTCTCCAAACATTTCATTTACCTTTTTAATTAAATCTTCTTTACTTAGTTTTGCCATTTTCTTTTCCTCCTTCTAAAACGGTCTTCCCATATAATAAATCCATTTTGACTTCTTTTCTGGTTCTATTTTCCCACTGCCTGGAAGTACTGGTTTCCAGTCCTTTAAATACTGATACCACTCTTCGGCTTGGGTCCCTCTTATCGGCTGGTTAGGGTCTGCTGGTCTTTCATAATTGGCTAGAAACTCAATGGCCAAGTCATAAGGGCTTCCTTTACTTTGTGTAAATTCCTTAAAGCTTTCTGGATATGCACTTGTCGCTATCCATTGAGTATTTGTGGCAACTTCATAATTCATGCGTGCACACTCACCATAGCCAAAATTATCTATGGTAAATCCATTCTCACGTAGCCAGTCCAATACTTTTGTGTATGGTGTCCACTGAACAAGGCCATAACCTTGACTTTCCGTAGGTGTACCATATGGGGTATCGTTCTGCCAGCGACAAGGGCTAATTGTACTTTCACTTTGCATATTACCAAGTACGCCACAACACGCATTCAATGCCCAACCATATAATATATTCATAGTACCATAGAAACACTTGGCATTGTTCTTCATTTCATCCTCTGTCAACGGCCTAGATGGTTCTGTCAAACTCGTATTTGTAATGATCCATTCCAACGACGAATAGCTTGGTTTACCTTTTTTAAATATCTGAAAGGTTCTTCCTAATGTTTCAGTAAAGTTTGTATCATTTCCATAAAAGACAAGATTAGGTTGTACGTTACCTTCCAGTCTGTAGCATGGCCTGCCATATCCACTACACACCATGCCACTATAAGTAAAGTTAGCACCTTCGGTTAAACTAGCTTCAATATGTACGTGATTTTGTTCTACTCCAGCATTTCCAGTATGATAAATAGCTTCCCCTTGTTTGTACGAATCTTTTGAAGGTGGCATGTTGTCATGTGTGAAACTAAACACGGCAATTCTTAATCCACTGGGTGTCCATACTTTTTTATCAGACTGATACACAACATCATTTGTTGCCGAACCAGTTCTATGTATGACATGACAATCACATGGCGCATACAATGTCTGAGGATGTGGTCCACAATCTATCGCATAGGAACAACAGTGACTGTAGTCGTCTGGGCCCCACTGAGCTATGTTACAAGTTTCTAACGGAAACAAACATGCCTGATATCCCTTATAACTTAGTTTCTCATTTGGTTTCATTCTCAATACCTACATAGTATTCAAGCATCTTGTAGAAGCGTTCATACTTATCTTTGTATTCTTCCTTGTCCTTCATAAGACTTAAGCAGTGAGTGTAGAAGTCAATCCTCCACTCAATGCTTTTGTCTGAGGGGTAACCGTTTGGGATATCCTCTGGCTTTTTGATATTGTATATCTCTTTGAAATTACACAATTTCTGCCCACTTTTCTTTTCCATAAATCTCACTCCCACTTACGGCTACAAAGTTTGTGTTTCCACTTGCACCAGTATAACATACATATCTATGACCATTGCCAATCCATTTGCCCCAATAATGCAGTGTATTGCCTTTGTTGTATTGAGCAACAACTCTACCACATACTGGGTTCTGTTTTCTTACGTTTACACAATCAACAAGAAACTTAGCCGTACCATTTTCCAGAATAACATCCTTCATATTGAATACTGAATTGACTGGCTCTTCATCCAATACCACATCTGGCACTAGATATCCTAGAAAAGTCATTCCACAATATCCATTTGGGTTTCCTTCTACGTAGTCAAATAAATTTCCACCATAGTTTGACTGAGACCATGCAACTGTATACGTGTCAATGATATCTTCACAAACGGCTACGTGACCATATTCTCCATAACTCCAAATCATTAAAGCACCTTTGCTTGCATACTTGCTTTGTCTAAGTCTTGAGTTATGCGTTGTCCATAAGTCCTGAGCACCATGTACACGTGTATATCCATCAATAGGAATCACTTCCCCAAGAATCTCAGATAATCTGGCCGTAGCATACGTGAAACAGTTTGGCATATCAACACCAGTCCGTTTAACTGCATACGACATCCATTCTGAATCCATAAGTCCTTGAATGTTTGTTCTTTTATAAAACATTATTTACCCTCCTTATATCCAATCAATACCTTGATTCTATCTGGCAAGATATCTGGATTGATTTTTGAAATGTTTTCGCATATACTTAACACTTCTGTAATGATTGCATAACCACAAATAATAGGCAATAAGTCTTTTGCGAAAGGCAACTCAAAGTACATTTCTGCATAGTTAATTGCAACTCCTAATGCGTAGCAACACACGAACCCTACTTTCTTGAATAGTCCATCTCTTAGTTTACTTGACTGTAACTTTTCACCATTACGAACTGCACCAAGAATCCCAGTCAGTAAATCCAAACCATTAAAAATCAGAGCAATACCAATTAGCAACATGACTGCACCTCCTAACTTTATACCATTATTATACCATAAAAGTATGGTATAATTATAGTAGAAAGGTAGTGAAATTTATGAGCGAAAATAAATTCTATGATGGGACTAAAATCATGGGTATGAAAGACATCAATGGTAATACCCCAGAAATATTCATCTGTACTTCAAACCGTTCTGCTGGAAAAACAACATTCTTCAATAGATATGTATTTAAAAAATGGCTAAAGAAAAAAGAAAAGTTCATCATCCTTACAAGATTTGACTACGAACTTCCTAATATAGGTGATAGATTCTTTAAGGAAATACGAGAACTGTTTTTTCCAAACTGTTCTATGTTTACGGAAAAGCGTGCGGGTGGAACTATCTATGAGTTAATGGTATACCAAGGTGAACAGACCGAAAAGAAGTCATGTGGTTATGCTATCGCATTGAACAAGGCGGACCAAGTAAAAAAATATTCTCACTTTTTAGCTGACGCAACATGTATAATCTTTGACGAATTCCAGTCTGAAAGTAATAAGTATGCTCCAGATGAAATAACAAAGTTCATATCTATCCATACTTCCGTGGCACGTGGTGGTGGTAAGCAAGTACGGTATGTACCAGTCTATATGATATCCAACCCAGTCACATTACTGAATCCATACTATCTAGCACTTGGAAGTGGTACTCAGTACTCATTAATTAAAAGACTACAATGGAATACTAAATTTCTTCGTGGTGTGGGATGGGTACTGGAACAAGGATTCAACGAAAGTGCAAGTGAATGTCAAAAAGAATCTGGATTCAATCAAGCTTTTTCAAACAATGCCTATGTAGAATATTCCAGTGAAGGTATATATCTTCGTGATGATAAATCATTTGTCGATAAGCCAAGTGGTAAGTGTACCTATGTGTGTACATTGAAATTCAATAATGTAAACTATGGTATATTTGATTATATGGAAGAAGGATATTACTATTGCTCCACTTCCTACGACAAAACTTCTCCATTCAAACTGGCCGTGACAAACTCAGACCACCAGATAAATTATCGTCTTCTTAGAAGCAACACGTTTATTATTCAGAAACTTAGAACAATGTACGACTGCGGACTCTTCCGTTTCAAAGATTTGAACTGCAAAGAATGCCTTATGACTGCATTGTCATATGGATAAAATAAAAAAGGTACTCATTAGAGTACCTTTTATATTGTTACAGACAACTCAATACCATGCGATATCTTACTTCGAGTAGGTGTGTGGCACTATTTTCCAAGTGAAGAGACCCACAATTTTCACCTCATGAATGAGTACGTCTGGCAATACCATAATGCGTAAAACCCAATGTTTCACGTGGAACACTGGGCCTTACAGTACGATTTTTAAAGAAAGAGTCTATGCGTGCTAAAGCTACAATCAGCACACTTATAGTATAACATCATCTCATAACATAGTCAAATTTTTCTAACAGAATACCACCTTCAATGCGATGTGGTTTTAAATTGCTTGGAACTTTCAATCCTACTTTAAAGTCTTTTAAAGTTCTTCTTGTATGCAAAAACTCTTTTTCTTTTTCATCCGCATCCGTGGGCACTTCCCCACCGCTTAAAGATATATTCATCAGTTCCTTACACCTCTTCCCCATACCAGCACACTTGATATCATAGTGTGGTTCACAAGGTTCTTCGTCCTTATGTGTGATATGCTCAATATATGTTTTCTGTCTCACATATATGGCTTCATCAAAATAGCTTTCACACTTCCAAGCGTTGAAGTCTGTTGGATGGATTCTTACATCCACAAGTTCTTCACGAGAACACATACAGTGGATACTATCTGTATCAGCATACACAAACTTAGGATTGACACTACCTGTAAAATTGTTCTGAGCATTTGTGATAGTAAAGTTTTTGGCATAACTGGTAATCGCACTGCCACAAGCAATATATCCAGTCTTCTTTTCAAACTCAATCACCAAATCATAATCAATCTTGCCATCAATGATATTGACCACCTTAAAGCTTGAGCATGAGTTTGTAGCCATTTTGCCATAAAGGTTGTTTAAGAAAAGTTTAGCCAGTTGTCGCATTGCCCCAGTGGACTTCATTTTCAAGTCCTTCCAAGGATTGATATAGTCATCAAAGATACCTACTCTTGATTCAAAGTAGCAGCCATCCAGAATTTCAAAGTCCTTCACTTCATAGTGCTTTCTGAATAAAGCATAATCCGTCATGGTCAATGTAATGATAGGCCTTGCATCTACCTTGTTTCCATCCTTATCAATATATCCTTTATAATACTTTCCATTGATTTTAAAGTCACTCGTTTCCAGATATTCATTTGACTTATACATTCCACTGTTTTTGATTTGAATAAATGGAAGCATACCTTTTTTCAATTTGAATCTGGTTCTCACACGCACGAAATAATACATATTGTCTCTCAGTGCTTCTGGGTGTATAAAGTTACCTTTCCAGAACAATGGTTGGCCAATAGGATATGCGTTACCAGATGAAGAATGCATAACGGAAGGGTACAAACTATTTACATCACATACACAACCCTTTTTGAATATTCTGTTTTCGCAACCTTTTACAACGTAGCACCATCCACCACGGTACGACCTTCGTATATATTCATCCACATCCTTTGACCCAAACTTCTCTGCATCCAGTTCGATTGCCTTCAAGTCTGGAAACATTTCTTCATAAGTCCACTTGTCATAGGTATGCTTGAACTCTTTCATACAACACGTACCAATCGTCATGGAATCGTGTTTATGTTCAAACATAAATTCAAGTGCTTCCTTTACTACGTAAACATCATTCTTGATATATTCCTTTTCTTCCTCAGAAATATAACAGTTAGGGTATCTGAACCCTTCGTATTCCATTTCCAATTTCTGATGCTTTGTCTTGAATGCTTTTCCAATTTCTGCTACAGAGAATGGAAGAAGTTTTAGACTATCTCTAAACTCAATGTAGTGCCCTTTAACAAAACAAGTGATGGAATAATACTTACCCATGTTAGATATACTGTACTTGATACTCCTATCTGGCATATCCTCGTTTGGAATCCATTTGACTTTGAACTCATCCATTGTAGACAAATCCTCATATGCCTGCTTCAATTTCAGCTTTCCTAACAAATAGCATAACCAGAATGTACCATCAAATCCAAGATTATGATAGTAGATGAGAACATCTGATTTTAAACTTATCAGATATTCCCATGTAGCTTCGATCGAATGGAAAACTTTTGCGTCCTCTGTATACAGTTCAACTACTGCACTGGCCCATACTTGTGTATCCTGCTGGCCTTTGTATACAGTGGTTTCAAAGTCTCCAACCAGTATTTTCTTCTTTCTTTTTCTAGCCATATCTAAATATCGTCCAATCTGTCACTGTTCGCTAAATCTTTTTTATAATTATAGCTTAGATTTTCTGCATATCTAAACAATGGGTCTTCTAGTTTATACAGTTGACTTGTATTACCAGTTACTAGACCAAGACCACCATAGAACAATACATAACTGTCAAAAAAGTCTGCCACTGGATATGACAATAAAAACTCTGCTAGTGTATCTTCATCATAATCAATGAATGTATCTTTTAAATAGTTGACTGCATAATCAACACCTATATACGCAAGATCCTTAGAACTTGTATCTGGGTTTTCATCAGCCATTAAATGCAATGCACTGTATAATCTATCAATCGCACTCTGTTTAGCACTCGACCAGTCAATGTATTCATCAGACAATTCAAGGCCTTCTACCTCTTTAATTCCAGATGCTAAAGGGAAATTAGAGACTACCTTTACTGGTTTTCTTCCGATTCTCTGTTTTCTTCCGATACGTGTTGATTTTGGTTTTACTTTCTTAACACTGATTCTGGTACGTTTCTTCTTTGCCTTTAACTCAAGCTTTCCACTCTTGGACCTTGTCAATGATATTGTTTTCTTTGGCTTGTGACTTATTTTAGGCGCTTCAATCTTAACAGACCTTTTGTGTTTACGTTTTTTCTTGACATCAACTTTAACTTCTTCTGGTCTTATTCCTAAAGGGTTTACAAAAACATTAACTATCTTTTGAGGCGGTTTATATGCTGGCCGTATTAGCTTTACTTTCTTTATGTCTATCGTCTTTCTTTTTGCCATAGGCTTTACCTCCTAGCTTATCGTACTTATATTATACTACAATTAAAGGGATAGAACCCTATCCCTTTAATAATTTATCTTCTTCTTGATTTTGGCTTTGGCTCTTCATCCTTCTGCTCATATTTTGTTAAGAAGTGCATACTGTCAACAATCAATGCGGTTGAATAATCACCATTGTTTTTTTCAGTAGTGGCGTGCGCTTCTACTGAAATTAAATCACCTTTTAAGCAGTAGTCACCAATAACCTTGATTAGTCCTTCTCCAAAGGCTTTTAAGCTGACAAAATTAGTAATTTTATCGCCTTTCTTATCCTTGTATCCAGTGTCCTGCGCCAGTGTGAACATCACAACAGTTCCTTTGTCGTTCACATAAGGGTCTTTTGTCAATCTTCCTTCAATAAATAATTTGTTCATCATATGCTTATCCTCCTTTTACATTTCTATTCTTTTCGCATATTTAATAAATGTATCTAACTCCATTTCATAGTATTCTTTACCATAAGATAGAGATAATACCTTTATAGGCTTGTATCCAATTTTACTGAACTCACTCATGACTTTATCAGCTTTCAACTTGTTGTTGAATACGGTTGAGACTTCACGAGTCTTGTTTGTTTCATCGTCAAATACCAATACGGTTACAATTGTCGTATTAATGGTTCTCTGAATCTTGTTGTATAATACAGACATTTATATCACCCCATTCCAAAAGCTTCTCAAAAAATGAATGTTCGGTTTACGAATCTTGTTCACTAGTACTCCTTCATTTTCTTCAATGTATCGACCCATCCAAAAATTATCATCCTGCGTTTTGCCTTTACTTCTTGCCATTTTGAACAGACCATAAACGCATGGACTAATGGAAGCCGTATACATACGAATGTCATTGTAAGGTTTTCCTTCCATCATTCTATAAACCTCGTTCGGATATAAGGATGCACCTTCAACTTTATTACTGCCTTTAAGTTTATAAAAATAGACTTTCATTTCTTGTCCTCCTTTAATCTGATAATCTTCATAAAATCCTTTAATAGCATTTGAGAATATCTTGAAGGAATAATATTCAGCCTAATTAATGTTTTAAACATAATGTACCACTCAATCGGTTTACTATCAACATCAATAATAGCTTCTTCTAACAACACAGAATAATATTCATTAATCAGATGATACGAATACCAATCTAGTTCTAATGTTTCACGTGGAACATCTGAGTACCAGTCTAACATTTTAAAAATACTAGTTGTTTTTTCTGCCCCAGTTTCTCTATAATAAATATCAAACATTGTTCTATACAATGCAACTGGTGCTGACTCCTCTGAGTGTTCCATTGTAAATTCAATTTCATTTCTGAACAATTCTAAATTATTCTTGGCTTTCATAAATACTCAACTCCTTCTGTAATGAATCAATCCTATAAGATTGAATAATAAACATAGCACCTAATGCAATAGCCGTTGCAATTATAATCTTTAGTACACTTACGTGCACCAAGTACCAGCACTTCTTGTCTTTCATCTTTATTACACCGTTATAAACCTGTCTCTTATACACATCTGACGCTGCCGACGACTTAAT